CGACGAGCTCGGCGAGCGACTCGATCACGCCCTCGGCGTCGGCGCGTCCGGCGACGAGCGTCAACCGCCAGCGGCCAGTACGGCGGCGGCCGAGCGAGAGGTCGACCGACGCCCACGGGTCGCCCGCCTCGACGAGCACGCACGGCGCCGAGAACGCGCCGCTCGTCGAGGGATTGAGCCCGCCCGCCTCGAGCGCGGACACGAGCGCGTCACGCGAGCTCAAGAGTCGGCTCACGCGATCCCGACCGTCGCGTACCGCGCGAGGATCGGCCGTTGCGCCTCGAGGTAGTCGCGGGCGACCCTGATCGCCGCCCCGGCCAGGTCGACATAGCCCGTGATCCCGAACACGGCCTCGCGCCGCTTGTACGTCTCGACGCCCGCCATCCGGGCGAGCCAGAGGAGCTCCGGCTCGGTCCCGGTGACGGTCGGCGGGACGGCGGCGATCCCGTCCTCGAGCACGTGATCGAGTCCCGCGTTCACGGCGGCCGCGCAGAGCTCCGCCCACTCCTCGTCCTCGGGCGACGGCGAGCTCGGCGCCCCGGAGAGCGTCAGGATCGCCGCCGCCGTCGTCCACTCGATCGCCATCGAGCTAGGTGAGCGTGCTCTTGACGATGCCCTTCGGGATGTACACGGCGGTCGTGCCCATCCCCCAAATCGCGACGTTCTGGCCGAGCTTGGCGACGTCCTCCGCGCTGATCGGGAACGGTCCGTCCTCGTGCCAGGCGACCGCCTCGCCGTTCGTGACGAGGTGCGTGTTGCCAGGGAGGAACGGCGCCCGGATCACCTCGAGCCCGGACACGTTGATCCGGAGCGTCGAGGCTGTCGCGGTGCCTGGCACGTTGCTCGTGCCGTACGGCGCCGGGACCAGTCCGGCCAGCCCGCCGAGCCGGTTGAACTCGGTCGGCGACACGAGGTCGACGGTCGCGGGAGCTCCGGTCGCATCGTTGACGAGCGAGCTCGCCGCGAACAGGAACGCCCGAACCTGATCGGCCGTTGCGGTCGCGGTGAGCACGAGCGAGCTCGTCGCGCCAGCCAGCGCGGCCGCCTCGAACGCCGCCTCGGTCGTCCGCGCGTAGGCGATGGCCAGGATGCGAACGTACGCCTCGCGGTACGCGGGTCGCGAGCGGCGGATCAGCTGATAGCTCACGTCCGAGCCGCCCGCGTACGTAGCGATCGCCGAGAGCCCCTTGAGAATCTTCACCTTGACGGAGGTGATCTCCGTCTTCTCTGTCGCCTGAGCGGCGACGATCGTGTCGAGGTTGAGCGCCGGGTCGAGGTACGGCCAGTCGAGCTCCATCCCGGTGTCGCCGAGCGACCGGGCGCCGCCGTTCGCGCTGATCCCTGGCCGCGGGAACGCGATGATTCCGGCGATGTCCTGCACCCACGACGGCGGGATCACGCCCGGCGAGTCGGTCGTCAGCTGATTCGCGAGCACGCGGCCGAGGAGCGCGTCGCCGTAGGCGGCGTCGATGTAGTCGACGAGGCTCGCGTAGCGCGCCAGCGGTCCGCCGACCGAGCCCGCGCCAGGTCGTGCCTCGAGCACGGCCATCCGGGCGAGCATGTCGGTCCGGAGCTCCTCGAGCCCGTCTCGGTGGAGCACCGTGACGCCGGTCCCTGGCGGCGTCGGGTCGGGCGGCGTCGGCGTCGGCGTCGGCTCCGGCTCGGGATTCGGTGTCTCGTTCACGGTCGCACTCCTCACTCCTAGAACCTCGGCGCCCGTGTAGGCGCCCCGCTCGACGATGCCGACGCGGACGAGCTCGATCGCTGTCCGCTCTGTGATCCCGTCGTCCGTGACGCGGCTCCCGCCCTCGACGGGCGCGAACACGATCGACACGCGACGGTAGACACGATCCCGAACGAGCTCGAGGAGCTCGTCGCCCGCCGCCGTCCGGCTCACGCGGAGCTCGGCGTGCGGTCCGTCGTCGCGCTCGGTGATCGACACGCCCCGACCGGCCAGGCGGACGCCCGGATCGGCGCCATGCGGTCCGATCGCCTCGAGCGTGACGCTCGTCGGGTCGATCCCGCGGAACGCGCCGCGGACGATCCGCTCGCGACCCTGCGGTGTCTCGGCGACCTCGCCCCATCGGAGGAGCCGAGCCGACACGATCCGGTCGGACTCGGAGCGCATCTCGAGCTCGGAGTCGAGCTCGCGCGTCAAGAGCTCTGTCACGCTGTCACCTCGCTAGGCGCCCGGAGAGTCGGGAGGAGCTCGGGCGGCGTCCGGGGCGCGTTGCCAGGCGGGAGCCCGTGATTGCGGCGGACCTCCTCGAGCGTGTAGATACCGGCCGCGATCGCCTCGGCCTCGACCCTGATCCGCTCGGACTCGGCCAGGCGGAAGAGCTCGCCGAGGTCGAACCGGACGGCTTGCGTCGAGGGAACGAGGTCGGACATCGCCGCCTCGATCGGCGAGAGGTACTCCGGCTGGCCCGTCACGCGGACGAACGTGTCGAGCATCCCGGCGATGTTCTGGTACGTGAGCGAGCTCCCGCCGAGCTCGGCGAGGAGGAGCTCGGCCGGGACGATGCCGAAGATTCGAGCGACCTCGAGCACGCCGTTCCGGCGCGTCTCTAGCAGCTGCGAGCTCTCCGGATTGCCGCCCGTCTCGTGAATGTCCCAGCCCTGGGAGAGCACTCCGGGCGAATGGTCGCGGTGATTCTCGACCCATCGAGCTTTCGCCTCGGCCGCCTCTTTCGCGTTCATCGGTCCGGCGAACTTGAGCGTCACGGACGGGACCGCGCCGTTCGAGAACCAGTCCGCCGCGTAGAGCTCGGCCGAGAGGATGCGATCGAGCGCGTCGGCGTTCGTCGTGAACTTGCTCGGGACGAGGAGCTCGTCGGGTCGCCGACCAGGGAGCTCGACGTGCACGATGTCGACGCCTGGCACGAGCTCGACGCCGCGGTGCGTGTCGCGGTAGCGGCGGAAGAGCCCGGACTCGTCCCAGCTGACGGCGACGCGATCGAACGGGAGCACGACCGCGGTGTCCGGGAACCCGGCCGCGTTGCGCCCCGTCGCCGGGAGCCAGAGGAACGCGCTCGAGTGATCGAAGAGCTCGCCCGCGATCGAGCCGAGGAACGAGTCACGGGTCGAGCCCGGAGCCGGACGCGTGACGATCCTCGGTTGCTCGTCCATCGGGAACCCGCCGCGCCAGGCGACGAGCTCGAGCTCGGCGACGAGCGAGACGATCAGGCTCCGCGCTCGAGCGACGGCCGGGAGTGCCATGTAGTCGCCGAGCCCGAGCTCCCGGCTCGCTTGCTCATACGCGAGCCGTCCCTCGAGGTCGCTCTCGGAGGGTCGCGGTAGCCACAAGCGACGCCAGGCGGACGCGAACCCCTCGAGCACGGCCGCACCATAGGCGACAATCCGAGCCCGTCAAGCGATCGAGCACGAATATTCCGCGGATTATTCCGTCGCCGGCGCCGGTCGGATCCCCGAATACTCGCCGAGCTCGGGCGGCGATCGCCTAGTACACGGTCGGATCGAGTCGCGGCGCCGTCGACCATCCCCAGCGCGCCAGGGTCGCCGCGATCAACGGCGACGGGTCGACCCCTACCGCGGGGCGCGACCATGACCACGCGTCGCCGGAGCTCCGCCGCCTGGCCGCGACGACGGCATCGTCGAGCGCCGGTTGTCCGCGGTGCGCGATCCGCCGCGTCGCCACGTCATCGAAGAGCGCGCCGCACGCGGCCGCGTCCTGGCGCGCCGTGACGAGCACGAGCGGCGGGACGCGCGGGAGCCGCGTGAGGTCGGTCACGAGCGAGCCAGCCGGTCCGGCCGGGTCGACCGTGATCGCGACCGGAGCGTGTCGCTCGAGGAGCTCGCCGACGCGCTCGACGAGCCAGTCGGTCCCGGCGCGCCGGTCGACGAGCTCGAGGTGAATCCGCCCGTCGACGCGCGACGCGGCGGCGGCGATCGAGGCGTGTCCGCGGTCGGGCGCCACGTCGACGCCGAACGCGACGGTCGACCATCCGCTCGAGCTCGAGTCGAGGCATGCGACCCATTCGGCCAGGGAGAACACGGGAGTCCCGCCCGCGCTCCAACGGTTGAGGTACGCCCGCGCGAACTCGCCCTCGTCCATCGCGGCCAGGTCGGCGCCGACCGTCTCGAGGTCGATCAACGTCCCGAGCGCTGGCATCGCCGCGCGCCAGGTCGCCGGGTCGTCGATCGCGGCGTCGTCGGGCGCGCTCCACTCGAAGTACGCGACGCCCGAGCGCTCGCCCGCCTCGACCCTGGCTCGCCCGTCGTCGACGCGCTCGCGGAGGAACACGGACTCGTCCGTGCCAGCGGTCGACACGATCCACAGCTGCGCCCACGGCCGCGTCACCATCGCCGGGCGGAACGCTTGAACGAGCCGGTCGTCGACCTGCGCGAACGCTTCGTCAATCACGCCGAGGTCGAGCGTGAACCCGTGCGCGCTCTTCTCGCCCGACGCGCTGATCCCGTGCGTCGAGCCGGTGCGCCAGCGGATCGACTCGGAGCCGTTCGAGCGGCGGACCGTGTACAGGCGCCGGAGCGGCGAGCGATCGAGCTCCTCGACTTGCTCGGACCACTTCTCCCGCGCGTGATTGCGATCCTGCGCGGTGTAGAGCACGCGCTGAGCTCGCGGATCAACGCCGCCGAGCGCGCGGTGCACCATGACCGGGAGGAGGAGTCCGCGCGTCTTGCCTTGTTGGCGCGGGACCGTGACGCGGACCTCGCGGTACGCGGGACGCCCGTCCGCCTCGAGCTCGAGCGCGGTGTCCATGACGAGCCGTTGCCACTCGAGCGGCGGAGCTCCGAGCACCGCGGCGACTCGAGCGACGGCATCGCCGAGGGTCGGGCGATCAGGACTCCGAGGCGTCGCGAACCGGGGCGCGGCGGAGCGAGCGGAGGAACTCGTCGAGCTCATCGGACTCCGGAGCCGGGCGCCCGGCCAGGAGCCGGAGCGCCTCGAGGTGAACGCGGGCGACCGTCCCGGCGACGTACGGATTCGGCGCGTGATCGAGAGCTCGAGCGGTCGTCCGCGCAGCTGCGACGAGCGCGGCGTCGATCGCCTCGAGCCGGTCGGCGTCGCGGAGCGCGCGGATCGTCCGCTCGACGGCGGCCGCGTTGCGTGACGGCGCCCGGCTCGCGAAGAGGAGCTCGAGTTGCGACGGCTCGCGACTCACCGGGCGGCCAGGATCGCGAACGTCACGGCCAGGAGCGCGGCGGCGACCGAGAGGAGCGCGAACACGACCGCGAGCACCGCTGGCACGACCGGATCGCGCATTAGAACGGCCGTTCGCTTTTCATCGGGCCCGCTCCCTGCTACTCGGGGAGAGATTCGCGCGAC